GTTGTAATGACGGAGCGGCAAAAATGTCACCGCGCATGACAACGGTTGGGTACATGTTATCACTAAAGATACCACGAACCATGCCCAGCGAGTACTCATTATATCCAAATTCTTCAAGAACGTTGTATGCAACGGTATTTGCGCTGAGCCCGATATCGTAGGGCATAGAAGTATCGAAACCTCCATAATCACCCTCCATGAAGAGAGCACTAAAACTCTTCATTCGTGAAACTAACTCGTCCACATCAGTGGAATGCATGTTAATACCAATGGCGGCCCCGAAAAGGTCACCATGTTCCACCATAAGGGTGTAAAAAGGCATAAGATACATACGATTTACTAATGTTGCCTCATAAGGAGACATACAAAAAACGCGAGTCTTGCGATCCTTGATCTTATAAAAAGGCCTAGGCTCGTCTTTCAGTTGCGCCCCGAGAAGGGGACCAGCATCCTCAAACCTAGAATAGGCATCGAGGGTCTCCGCAACTTGCTCCTTGATGTCAAAAAGGGGAACATAGGCATCAGCCTTGAAATCCAAACGACAAGCAAGAGAGTACTTCTTCTTAGCGCCAGGCCAAGGCCTGCCTCCAGACGTGGAGGGGCGCATGGCACGCATGTAGAAGTCTTCAGGGTGACCATTCTGAGCCACATTAAGTGGAACAGGGGCCAGCCTGGTAACACCGCGGCTACGTAAACCATCAATCAAGTGTTTTGAGACGAGTTTGGTAGCAATTCTCAAGATCTTAGGATCTAGAGACTTCTTGACGACGCCGGCCTTTTTAACAAAATAGTTATAAGGACCTGCGTAAACATCAGGCGCAATGTAGCCTCCAATAAAAGGGGGAGGGCCATACCGAGGTTTGCCCTCCTCATCAAAAGCTGAGACTCCAGTAAGTTTTTCAGCATGATGAATGAATTTGGAGGAACGCAGACGAGACTTTCCAAGTTTCATGGTCTTGCGGCCTTCAAGGCCACCATAGACTGAAAGTCCTGGAACACTCTCGTAACGCAAAGGAGATCTCTCATCAAGAGCTCCAATGCCGGTGACTTCCACGGGCAACCGTAAAAGACACTCGCTGTTGACGGGCATCAAACAAGAAGTTTTCCTGACAACTTTCAAAGCTGACTGAATCTCCTTTAAGTTGACCGCCTGAGCGAAGCTGGAATGGCATTCTGCCGATCCAGCGGTGTGAATACCAACAATTGCAAACGCACTTCCAAAGTGCATAAGCAAAGGGGTACCACACAAGCCGACAGCGTGAGTTCTCCACTTGTAGGAAAGAGCCTTGGTGAT